GGACTGTCAACGCTTCCACGGTCGCGCCGACCGTGGTCAACTTTCAGACGACCGTAGCGGCCAACAACGACGGCAGGCTTGTGTACGACGGTCGACGCCTCAGCATCGGCGACGGGTCGGCCCCACGTACAGTTCACCATCCGCTTTCCGCCTACGTGATCTCGCACACCATTCAAGGTGACGACGGTGTCACGGACATCCCCGGGGCCTCCATTTCAATGATCATCGAGAATAGCGAATGGGTCTATGTCCGAATTAGCGCCAAGCAGACTGTCGACGACTCGGGCGAGGCGCCGACGCTGCTTGTCTCAGCGTCGAACGGCGTCGACAACGTTACTGCGCTGAACAACGGCGATGACGACGTCGCTTCAATTCAATTGCCGGCCACCACCGCGTCGAACCAAGCGAGGACAGTATCGCTGGTCACGCGGTGGAAGCCGACAAATGATGTCGTCGCGCCGAACAACACGAGTTGGACACTGCAAGCTCGGCACGACGTCAGCGGCGGCGGTACGGTCAACCTGACCACCAGCAACGTGCTCTTTGAGGTCTGGTACGAATGACCTAACCTACGGGCCACGCGCACATAGGAGTACTGTCTGCGATCGCCATGCCGCAGACCATCCCCGGTGCACAGTCGGCATCGTCGGAGCAGCGAGGGTAGCAAGCATCGCCCCAGCCGATTTCGTACGTAGTGCCGATGTCAGGAAGCGTTGGCGGGCACGAACCGAGCGGTAAACAAATGTTGCTCTCGCCGAAGTCCGCCGGCACGCAAGCCAAGTCCTCGCCGTAGCAAAGCGTAGGCTGGCCGCTCTGCTGGTCGGTGGGGCACGGGCCCCAAAGCTGGCCGGCTTCAAAGAGAGGCTCCGTGCACAGTCCGTCGACGCACACGAGATCAGCTCCGCAGGGACACGGCTCGCCGAGATCGCCTTTACATGCAGGAGCCTCGGCTTGCGCAAACTGATCGACGTGACAGGTAGGCCAGACCAACATCGAATCCTCGCCGCTCACGGCGACGCATGTCGCCGACTGTCCGTCGAAGCACCCGATACTGTCCCATGGGTGTGTGCTGACCTGCCCGGCGGCTCCCTCACATTGGTACTCCGACCACGCGGACACCGTACCGGGTCCGATTTCGCAAGACGGCGCGACTTGGGTCCACCACGCTCCATCCCCCGCGTAGCATACCGACGTCCCGCGATCGAAGATGGTCAGACACCGCCATTCGGGCAGCAAACCGCTTGGGTGTTCGCCTGCGCGGCAGGACTCGGCCGTCCATGCGTCAACGGGTGCTGCTTTGCCAGAGTCAATCAATTCGTCCAGCAAGCAACTTTCAACGACGATCGTCCACGCATCGTCCGCGGTGTTCAATCGTCCGTAGCAGATGTCAGCAATGGACTCTACGCAGCGGATTTCAGCCCAAACCGAAACGTCGTCACCGTCGCCGTCACCGTCTCCGACCTCGCCGGAAGTCTCCTCGCCGCCGTCTGTCAAGATTCCACCCGGTGCGCAACCGAGCAGCATCAGCGACGCGACAATCGTGAACGCAACACACTTCACGGCTGCACCTCGCAGAATCCGTCGGCGCAGACCAGTCCGAGATCACATTGTCCGTTTGCACATGGACAACCGATCTGTCCGGCGGGACACGAAGTGCACCAGCCATCGCTGCACGTGAGATTCTCGGCACATTCGCCGCCAGGAAGACAGTTGCATCCGAGCGTGCCGGCGCATGATTCTTCACGCGGCCAGGCGCACATTGGCTGACCGTCTGCGATCGCCATGCCGCAGACCATGCCGTCTCCGCAGTCGTCGTCTGTCTCACATCGGAGATAGCAAGCATCACCCCACCCGACCTCGTGCATCGTCCCCCACGTCGGAGCGTCCGCGGGGCACGAACCGAGCGGCAAACAGATGTTCGATTCACCGAAGTCAGCAGGCACGCAAGCCAGGTCTTCGCCATAGCAAAGCGTGGGTTGTCCGCTCTGCTTGTCGATCGGACACGGACCCCACGCCTCGCCCGGCGCATACCCGGTCGGCCATGCGCAGAAGCCCTTGTTGCTTGCGTCGATCGGCGAGCACTCCAAATCGCCGCAGTCGTCAACGTTCTGCGTGCAGCCAGCCACACAGGCCGAATCGTGCAACACGCCTGAAAGTTCGAGCGGTAGGCCATGGTCGCAAGGCTCGGTACTCGTGGTGTTGGGCAGCGAGCAAACTTCGTTCCCGTTGTCTGCAACCGCGCAGATGAGTCCCGGCAAACAAGCGTCTCCGGGCATGCAGCGGCAACCGAGATCACCGTCAACGCACGCTTGACCGTCGCCGAGACACTCGGGCACGGGAGCCGGTGGCAGCATGTCGACCCAGCACGTCGGCCAGATCCTGAACGAGTCGTCGGCATACTCTCCCGTGCACGACGTGATCGGATCGGTCAAGCAGCCTGTCGCGGACCAAGGGTTGGTCCCGACCGCCGAAGCCTCGCCGCAGATCGACGCTGGCCACGGTGCGACGGGCCCGGCCGGTGCATCGCACTGCGGACGGACCTGCGTCCACCACTGGCCGTCGCCCGAAAAGCACGCTGACGCCTGGGCCTGCTCCCTGAACAAGCAGCGCCATTCCGGCATGAAGTTCGCGGGATGCTGACCGGGGGCGCACGTCTCGTCGGTCCATCCAGCGACGTCGCTTGCATCTCCCGTGGCTACCAGGTCATTGAGAACGCAGTCCGCCACTACGACCACCCATGCGTCTTCGGACCCGACGGGGAGGCCGTAGCAAACATCGAGTTCGTTGACTTTGGTGCAACGGATTTCGGCGAATGCCGCCTCGCCATCGCCGTCGCCGTCGCCCGTCGGGTCACCGTCGCCGTCGCCTGATTCGGACGTGGCGCCAGTTTCTTCACCGCCATCCATGGCGATATCTCCGGGCGCGCACGCGCAGAAAATGCCTACGGCAAGCAATGTGTGTAGTGACCGATAGGTCTGGCCGATTACAGATCGGTCGGGTAAACTAGAAGAGACCATCGAAGTAAAGATCTTGAATGTCATCGGGATTCCTTTGGTGGTTAGAGCACGGGTCCGCGGCAACGGACCCGTGCTCAGTTTCGCACAGCACAGTACCATGGGCAGGTACCTTTATGCCACAGGGGTGATCGCGCGCGTGCGTGAGAGCGCCACCTGCTGCCGTGCCTAGTTCATAGATTGGGCACGCAAAGCACGCAAGGATTAACAGCGTGATTTTCGCGGGCGTGTCCGTGAGCTTACGCTACGTTTTTCCTTGCATCGCCTCAGCACGTCGCCGTGCCGCTCGTATTCAGGTCCCATGCGCCGGGGCAGTAGAGCACTGCACCGCCGCTGAGCGTACAGGTCTTCACGTCGCCTTCGTCGATGGTCTCGCAGTCGGAGCCCAGTCCGCGACGCTGCCCGACGCAATCGGACTCGGTAGCAGCAGAACGGCGGCGGCGATGGTGGCGACCACTAGGGCCGCGATGTAGTCTCGCCGCGGCTCGCGCGGCGCTGTTCGCGGATCGGGTCGACGGATTCACCTTGCGCGACTAGACTGATCCACGTGGGCGACGCGAAGAAACGAACGATCTGGCACGGCGGCGATCCAGATCGCGCACTCAGCAAAGCGGAAGGTCTACTGGCCAAGCTGCGCGAGACGCCGCCCGAACACCGACCGAAGCAGATGACCATCCAGTATCTCGCTCACCAGTACCACGTGAGCGTGCAGACGATGAAAGGTCGCGTTGCTGATGCCGAGTCCAAGCGGCGTCTCAATGACTACGCCGACAACTGGCTGGAGATCATCTACCAGATCGGCAACGTGCTCGGCGAGACGACGGCGGCGAAGACCTTCGCCATCGCGCATGACGTCAGCAACCGCAACGCCTTCAACGCGCAGAAGTTCATCTTGGAACGGACCGACCCGACGGTCTACGGAGCGACGGCCAACACGGTCGAACAAGCGCCCGCGCGGGCGTTCATTTCGGACGTGCCGCAAGAGGTGTTCGACGATCTGGACGAGGTCGCCGAACAGCAGTTGGCTGAGATCGAGCAGCTGTTCGCCAACGCGCAGTTGATGCTCACGCAGTGGGTGAGGCGGCAGCAAAAGAAGATCGCGGACCAACGCGTGCAGGAGGTTGACGCCGATGACACCGCCGACTAATCGCCCTCTCCGATCAGTCACTGATCCCGACGTCGATGCTCTCGCTGACTCGCCGGTCGTGCTAGAAAACGAAGTGAGAGAGGAGATGCGAGCAGACGAACGCACGGAGCGAACGCGAGTCGCAGAATCCCTGCGAAGCACCGATGACGGTGATGACGTCCCTGTATCTCGCAGCAGCCGAGCGCACCGCGATCGGGTGGTCTCGCGCGAAGACTCCGGCGTTCTTGCACGTGCTGTGCTCGATCAAGCTGACGCACTCGTACGCCGTCAATTCGGCGCGGGGCTGCCCGACGAAGCCAAGGCGTTCGCCGTCAAAATTGCACGCGAAGCGATCGATGAGTGGGCGCATCAACGCGAAGAGGCGTCAACGACGAGCACACGCCGAGTGCCCGCGTTTCAACCAGCGACGAGCACCGGGTTCGTGGTCTCGATCGTGACCGCAGTCGGGCTCGTCGTGGCCATCTTGATCGGTTCCGTGCTTGCGTTACGCATCACTGACCGGCTCGCGTCGATCGACGCCGCTGGACGCGAGCGCATGACGGCGGTGGAAGCTCGTCTTGCCGAAGCCGAGAACAAACAGTTGGACTTGCGCAAGGACTACGACGCGAGTGTCAAGAGCAATGAGATCACCATCGCTGACCACACCAAGCGCATCGGTCAGCTGGAAGCGCGTCAGAACATGCTCACGATCTACGTGATGGAGAGCCTGCGTCGCTTGTTGAAAGAGCGCGGCATCCCGGAGCCTGACGTGCCTCGCGGGCTGAGGATCGCCGAGATCGAAGCCGAAGATGCGCTACACCAAACACCGCAATGACTAACGCCAAACTGACCGCAGCACTCTCGGCCGCTCTCTTGTTCGGAGCTGGAACCGGTTATGCCGTTTCGGAGATGACCGCTAGCACGACCGGCGCCGGCAACCTCTGTGATCAATACCCGCGACTGTGTGTGCAGTGCGGCATCACGGCGCCGTGCCCTACGCCCGCCGAAGGCGAGTGGCTCTGCTGCAATCTGTCTTCGGGGGTGTGCGTCGTCGCCAATGGAAGTTGCGAGGCGCCGAACGTGTTCGGCTACTGTGAGAACTACACCGAGAACGCGAACGGCTCGGTTACTTGTCACGATGAAGCTGAGTGACGCGCTGTCCGAGGCGCGCGGACCGGCAACGCTTGTGGGACTCGGACAGCGACCATTCGCTTCCGAGCGTGTTGAGCCGGCACCCCCGAGATCGGTTCCCGGCCCACCGGTCCGCGCAGCGAGAGCATGTCCCGGTGCGGTCACGCGACCAGTCCGGCGGGCTCGCCGAGAACAGCGAACACTCACCGGGGCACGATGCCGACGAGACCGCCGAGACTGTTCGCTGTTTTCGGAGCGCGCGCCCGTGTGGATGGGCCCAGCGGCCGGCTCAAGCTCTAAGCATGCAACACCGAACACTCCGCGCCGGGCTCCCGGCGCTCGCTCTCCTACTCGCCTCTGCATTCGTCGGCTACGCCAGCGCCGAGCCGCCGCAAGGGCCAACCGACAAGGACGATCGGCCGAATGGGCCGAAGGTCGTCATCAAAACCGAATACTTCTGTTGCGACTCCGTGGACCCGGGCGGCAACGACGGGGCCGGGACCGGCCAGGGCTGCGTGAAGACGACCGAGGACAACATCAACGGCTGCCGATTCTGGCTGGCGTGCCCCGGCGGGGCGACGGGCAGCGACGGCACCACCACGTGCACGAACCCGAAGCAGGACTGACCGCCATGACGATCCACGTACTCGCCATCACAGCCGCGCTCGCCATGGGCATCGGGTTCGGCGTCCAGCAGTCGAGCTCAGGCTGGGACAAGTCAAAGACGCACTACTTTTGCTGTGACAAGACCGAGCAGGCCGACGAGACACACGACCGCGGACTCGGCTGTGATCGGATCACCAAATCCGAAGCAGCCAAGTGCGAGCGTGAAGTGCTCGAATGCCGCTCCAGCTGGACGTGGCAGAAAGCGAAGTTACCGGACGTCGTGACCTGTTACCGACCCAAAAAGTAGCGCAGCGATCGCTACACCTGCGGTTCGCTCTCGATCAGGTCGGCCGGGCTCACCCCGAGCGCTCGGGCGATGCGAAGCAAGTTGAGCAGACTGATGTTTCGCTCGCCTCGCTCCACGCCGCCGATGTACGAGCGGTTCAGCTCAGCGCGCTGCGCCAACGCTTCCTGTGACAACCCTTGGCGCTCGCGTTCGGCTCGGACGCGAGCGCCAAAGCGGGCGAGCGCGTCAGCCCCCGTCACCGCGCCGCCTCGCGTCGTGCGGGTGTTGCTGGACGAGATCGACGCGAGTCACCAGCGCGACGTCATCGTTGCTGCGCGAGGCGATCAGGTCGAACAGCTCGCGCCGCTCGTCGGTGCGCCCGATCTCGAAACTCTCGAACAGAGTGCTCGGCGAGATGCCGAGCCCCTGGCAGAGCTTGCGGATCGTGTCGATGCTGGCCGCGAAGCTGCCGTGCTCGATCCTGCGGATGGTGTCGGCCGAGAGACCGCTGCGCTGCGCGAGCGCTTCCTGAGTCACGCCGCGAGCTCGCCGAAGCGACCGCACGTGCTTGCCGAATTCGTGTGCGTAGGCGCTCACGGGTGCGACTCCAGGCGCGACCAGCTGCACGCCGTGCTCAGACAGTTGCTACCGATCTCGGCGCCGTAGGTCTGTCGCATGAACAGCGCCGCGCTGGAACAGTCGTGGGGCTCGTCGCAGCGACACGTGCAGTGCTCGCCGGCGCAGAGCGTTCCGCGATCGCAGGGCAACACGAAGTCCTCGCCGCAGTCGATCGACCAATGATCCGTGCCGCCGGTGTCCGCCCCCGCGCGCGCGACCGGCTGACCTTCGCGGGGCATGCAGAGCGCCGTGCGGCGGAGCGGAGCGGGTGCCGGGACGCTCGAGCGCGTAGGCGTCTTGGCGGGAGCAGTAGCGGGTTCGGGCGGGGGCGAGTGACGGGCGACGTGGAGGCCGTCCACGAGCGCCACAGGGAGACTCAGCGCAAGGAAGAACGAGAGGCGTCGGTGCATGCGCGGAGCATGATCCCGACCAGTAACAGGGACAGGGCGGCGCCGGGAGAGCCTGGTGTGATTCGCGGGCGGGAGCGGGCGAGCGGGCGGGTTCGTGGCGCGGAGCAGAATTGCGAAGCCCGGCTTGCGGGCCGGGCTTGTAAGGGAGGCGCCGGGTTCGGCGCATTTATGCCAACTTCTCAGCGTCCTCGGGAACCGGCGCAACCTTCAAGTAGCCCGGCTGAAAGCATCGCGCTTCCGTGAGCGCCTGCACACCTTCGGCCGTGAAGTACACCCGAATCGGCCGAGTCCCGCAGTAGCCGATCGGCGCACACTTGACGATGGTGATGAGGCCAGCCTTTGCCAGCGGGCGCAGCGCCTTGACCTCGTTTCGCTTGATGGGATCGATGTAGCAGCCGACGAAAGTGCGGCCAGCGAAGGGAGCGAGGGTGGTGCGGAGGGCGACGGCTTCCATGCAGGTACTCTACAGCCGCGGCGGGAGAGCGCAAGGATAAACCTATCATCCGCCTTGTGAGCGTTCGCACGTATTCTCCAGCGCTTTGCGCGCTAGCCCGCCGCGCTCAGGTCCACGATCTCGCAGACGTCACCCGAGCACGCGAAGGTCTTCGCGCCCTGCGTGGTGTCGCCTTTTTCGTACGCAGCGAGACGAGACCAGTCGACCTCGGCGGGCATCGACTCGCGCAGTGCTAGATATTCCTCGCGCGAGATCGCTTCGTAGGGCGCTTGCACGTAGGTGTGATCGGACCGCGGCAAGAAACTCAGACCCGTGATCTCATCGAAGTGGTCCCACACCCACTGACCGAGCGCGAGGAATTCGTCATCAGAGTAGTAGATCGTGCAGCTCACCGAGTGATCGGCCCAGTGCGTCGCGTAGACGTGCCACAGCTTCGCTTGCGTCAATGCGTCGACGTCGGCAGCAAAACGAGCGGTCGGCGGGCTGGCGATCGGAAACGAGAAGACCAGATTGCTCGGTGTGCGCGCATCGACCTCGCACGGGAAGCCCTGCTCTTGCATGAGCTGCGCGAGCGGGTCGTGATGGTCGGCGCGAACGCGACGGACATAGTAGGGTGCGAAGCGGGGGTGAATGCCGGAGCTGCTGTTGACGAGTTGCGAGACGGTGCCGGACGGCTTGACAGTCGTGATCGCCTTGCTGGGGGAGATGCCGAGCAGGGCCGCCCACTCGCGGTTCGTGTCGCGAGCGACTTGCCGAAGTTCGCCGAGCAGTTCGGGCAGCGTCTCGTTGTCGGGATCACCGAGCACCGGATGATCGGTGATGCCGGTGAGGCTCACGCCGAGCAGCCGTTCTTCTTCGCAGTTCGTGCGCCACTGCTTGCGCAGATACTTGAAGTCCAGCAAGTCGCTCTGCAACGTGCCGAGGATGGTCGCGCAGCGGACCTTCTCCGCGAGCGTCTCCAGTGTGTCGTCGGGGCGCACCACGACCTCGGTGAGATTACAGAACTGCATGGAGCGCAAACTGATCTCGGCGCAGGGGTTGCAGCCGAAGTCGACGGGCTCGCGTCCGATCGACTCCGCCTTGCGCTGTGCGGCCACGCGGTTGAAGATCCCCCGCTCGCCGGACTTGCTCTCGTACAACGCCCACCACTCGCGCATGAACACGCCGAACTCGGGCCGCTCGGTATACGCGGCGGAGTTGTTGGCGAGCGCCCGCTGCTCGTTGTCGATCCACCACTGACCCGACTTGGCAAAGCGCAACCGGTCATCGCTCGGGTTGCTCAGCGAAATTTCGGCGGACCGTCGCACGCCACCTGAGACAACGATGCGACCGATCATGCACATGAGATCGTGACACTCGATCGACGACAGTTTGCGGCCTGCGGCTTCGCGGAAGATCTTGACCGTGAACCGGAACAGCTCGTCCAACGGTCGCGGCCCGCTCGAGCGCCCGCCGGACGTCTTCAAGCGAGCGCCGGCCGGACGGAGCTTGGACAGGTCCCACTGCGGAACTTGGCCCGCGTAGAGCAGCGAGATCAGTTCCTTGTACGCGCGGGCCCAGCCCGTGCGCGAGTCGGCGACAGTGATGGTCGTGTCGCTGTCGACCAACTCGTCGGCGACGGTCGGCAGTTTCTTCACGTACTGCCGTTCGACAGAGAAGCCAAGGCCGCAGCCGCTCATGAGGATGTAGATGGCTTCATCGAACGCGCGCGGAGAATCGACAGACAAAAATGCGCAGTTGTACCCCGCGACGTTGCAGCGACGCAGCGCAGGACCAGTGCTCCACAACGCGCGCATGCTCGGCATGACGTCCATGCGCAACACGGCTTCGCGGACGGCGTCTAAACTGTCTGCCAGCTTGGCGTAGTTCGTATCCGACAACTTGTCGTCAAAATACGTGAAGTAACGCGCAACGGTCTCATGCCACGTCTCGCGCCGCCGCTCATCGTCCAACCAGCGCGCGTATCGGCTCTTGTGGATGAATGTCGAGTATTCGCGCGTGCCCGTGTCGGGCAGTGCTGCGCCTGAAAATGGTCGAGCACGCTCCGCAGGTGCGGCGGGCGTGCTCGATGCAGCAGAATCAGAATCGTGGGTGCTCTTGGTGGCGTCCAGCATCGTTCAAATCTCCAGTGACGAAAACGAGGCGCACGACTGCGCCTGCAAGCAGAAACCTGATATTAGCCCGACTCGTTCTACTTGGCCGGGTCGAAGGCCCAATTCTTCAGCGAGATGTCTCGCTTGCTCGGCCCCTCGCGCCCGTCGATCTTGACGGGCTCGCCCTGCTCGGCCCCGCGCATCCGGCTCACGAAGGTGACGGTGCGCATCGCCGCGACAGCGTCGGCGAGCGTCCAATCTTCCTTGCGTTTGCGCAGCAGTCGGAGGTTGCGCTCGATCGGCGTGCGGTCCAGCGAAGCCTTGCGGCTCCACTCGGTTTTGGCCCACGCCTCCAGCTCGGCCGCGCCCATGTTCACGGTCTCGTGATAGCGGGCGAACGCGGTGTCGATGCGCTCGCGCTTCGCTTCTTCGGAGAGGTCACCGCACGACGCGAGCCACAGCGTCTCATCGATCGCGTCGTCAATCTCGGGCCCCGCGTCGGAGATGGGCTGCTCTGCACACGCGATCGGCAGCGCGAGATCGTCGTACCAGACTTCGCACTCGGTCGCCGTCCAGCCCTCCGACGGCACGGGGCCCGTGTAGTCTTCGCCGGGCTCCAAGTACGCGAGGGTCAGGTGCGGCGTGTAGTCGTGACTGACGTGCGCCACGTCGACGCCACACGCGGCCACGGCTTCGCGCAGTGCATCATGCAGCGCGGAGAGTTGCGCCGTCGGACGCACGCGCATGAACGCGACGCGCTGCTCGTTGTCGAAGTAGTCGACGCCGTCGAAATCGATAGCTAGCGCGGGCGTCTCGGCGAGCACGCGGCGGACCGCGTCCAAGATCGGGACGACCTTTTGGGGGTGCACCTTGCCGACGTAGAGCAGCGTCACGTGCGGGGCCGAGGTCTCGTTGCTCTTGTAGGGCACCCACTGCGCGACGCGTTTCGGGGCGCGCAGCATGACGCCGACGGTGTAGCGGGCTTCGTTGCGCGCCGCTGCGTCGCGGACCTTGTCGCCGGTCGGCGCGGGTTCGGCTGCGGGCAGCTTGCCGTTGCCTTGCAACACGACGCGCTTGACCTCGCTCAGCGAGTAGCGGGGCTTGCCACCGAGCACGTTCCAGCCTTCGATCAAGCCGGCCCTGTGGGCTCGCGTGACGCGAACCGTCGGGATGCCGAACTCGGCTGCGATCTTCGGGGCCTCTACAGCGTCAGCGGGCAACGGGTTTTGCGACCACAGCAGATCGACTTCGCTCGGCTCGCCCTCGCTGTCTTCTTCGTCGACGGGCGCAGGGGCGTTCGGACCGGTTGGCGCTGGCACCGGTTTCGGCGGTGCAACGCGCTCGGGAAAGACTGCGGCGATGTTCTCGGGCGTGAAGAACGTGGACGCGACCGCGAGCATGAAAGCGCGTCCGGCTTCGACGGGGATGCCCTCGGGATAGAGCGCCTGCAACAGCTGCACGCCGCCCGTGAACACGCCGACGGGAGCGAGCGCAGCGTCGTCTTGCGCGTCCAGGTCGATTTCGGGACGGAAGTAGTCGTCGGTCAACGCCGCCACGGCGGGACGCGCTTACTTGCGCGTCAGAAGTCCATCGCTCACGAGGTCGCGGATATTCGTGAGCGCCTGGCTGCGAAGGTCGCCGCGTGTCTTCTCGTCGGGCGGACTCAGGTCTTCGTAGTGAATGGTGCGCTGTGTGTCGGCGGGGAGGTTGCAACCGTCCTTCGCAACGAGGATCAGCGCGTGCAAGTGCATGAGCTGCGGCGTCAAGACGATGCGCTGGAAAGCGCGAGCGTCCTGGTGAAACGTGAGCATCTCGCTCTCGCCCTTGCCGAAGCCGCCCGGAGAGACGCCCCAGAACTGCGTGACCGGAATGCCGAGCGCGGCCGAAGCCCAGACCATGAACGGATTGCTCAGGTCCGCAACGCCGCCCATGGAGCGGTTCTTGATCTCGACGTCTTCCTGGTCCTTGTCGATGACCCACGCGTTGATGGTCGACTTCGCCTTGTCGACGAAGCTCATGTGTGCGTGCGCCAGATTGGCGTCTTCGCTCCACGCCTTGCGAACCCAGTCGGTGATTTTGTAGACGACCGTGCTGCTCTCGCGCGCAGCCGTGGCGATGCCAGACATCGCCGTGAAGTACCCGCCGAGCGAGTCTTGGAGCGAGTCCAGGAGCGGCAGATAGTCGGTCGTCGGGAAGCTCAGCACGCGTTCGGCGTGGTACTGGAACACGCCGTACGACAAGCGGCGCAGGTCTTCGTCCAGCTGGTCGTATTGATAGGCGACGGTGTCGGGGCCGTAGCGAAGGCCGTCCTCGAGCACGCCGTTGATGTCCGTGATCTCGTAGGTCTCGATCTCGCCGAAGTGCTCCGAGCTCGCCGGGTACATCTTGAACGCCCGGAAGTCGCGCGAGTCGATCACTGCGGCCCAGCGGATGCGCTGCACGTTGGCCCAGTCGACGGGCTGATCGAAGCCGCGACCGTCTTCGATCCCGAGCAGCACGAGCGCTTGGCCTTGCTGGCGTCCGCGGAAGAGAGCCCGCGCGATCGCGGTGCCGGTGCCGAGACGGCTTTCGTACGCGGCGATCTTGTCGGCACAGGCTTCCTTGTCCTCCACGCGATCGTCGGTGATGACGGGGCGCCAGCCCTCGCGCGTCGCGGTGTAGGGGAGCTTGCCGAGCGCCTGCGCGATCAGGCCGTTGCGACCCATGCCGACACGCTCGGCGCGGGAGAGCGGCCGCGGGAGAGACCAGCTGTTGAAGAAGCTCGGATCGCGGTTGGTGCCGACGCCGGTAAACGCGTTGATCAGCGCGGATGTGCTGACGTACAGCTCGTTGTACAAACCGCGCGCAAAACCGCCACCCTGTTTCAATTTGTTTGGATCGATCGAATCGGCAGCCGGCATCGCGCGCGGCGGTTGGGTGGCCGGAGACGCGGAGTGGCGACGGCGGAGACGGTCAAACAGGCCCATGGGTGTATCTCAGTCTAGCGTCGGAGGACTCGCATCGCACCGCGATCGGGGCTCACTGCTTCGCCAGCACATCCGGCCCCAGCCACGGCGTGCGGCAGATGATCTGCATTGCCAACGTGTCGCGGCGGTCGTCGGGCTTGCTCGGGTAGGAGCCTTGCTCGTGCACCCATGAACCTTGCTGCTCCATGCTACCGACGAAGCTGTGATCGACCAACGGCAGCGCGGGGTTCGTGGGGTCGCGGCCGAAGGACTCGCTGGGAACCCACACGCGCTGTTGTCCGGTGACGACCGAAGCGACGCGGTAGCAGTAGAGCTTGGACCGCACCTTACCTACGGCGATGATCGGGTAGGTTCCTGCGTATTTCTTGATCACGGTCTGGCCGAGCGCCTTAGCTTCGACCCACCACTGGCCCGCGCGGAACTGCTTCGGTAATGCGGCCTTCCATTTTTTGCCGAGCCGCTGCATCTCGTCTTCGATCTGGCCGAGCGAGTAGTGACCGCGGCTCTCGTCTAACAAGAAAAAATACTGGCCGCCGTCGGGCGTACGCAACACGCCGAACACGTGGATGCACGCGTAGCTCTGCCCGCTATCCGACAAATTCGTGTCGATCGAAAAATCCAGGTAGTCTAGTTGCTTGGCGAGATCGAAGCTGCCGTTGTAGGTAGCCCAGTCGTCGGGCTGGAAAAACTTTTGACCGAGCGCGTTCGGTCGCTGCTGGTAGAGGCCGTGCCACACCCACGGCTGCGTAGCGAGCAGCGCGTTGCGAGTGCCTTCGTAGTGCGCGAGCGAGTAGATACCGTCGGGCGGACCCTTGTCTAGACCTTCGCCGATCTGCCGGGGGTCGTCGGGCTCGAGCGGATCTTCGGCAATCGCGGGAAAGCGCAGCACCTTGATCGGGAGATGCAGCCCGGCCGTCTCCTGGCTCCGCCAGAAGTCGCAGAGCTCGTCCACGAAGTCGGGTTCGGTCCAGCGCGTACCGATGTACAGCTGGCCGGCGTGCTGGTGATTGGCTCGCGTGGCGAACGTCGACGCGTAGAAGGCCCAGACCTTCGGGTTCGTGGTCGGGCTCATCGCCTGTTCGGCGTTCTTGACCAGGTCGTCCATGATCCCGATATCGAAGCCCTTGCCCGTGAGCGAGCCGCCGAGGCCTTGCGCGAGGTAGTAGCCCTTCGCGGGGACGTACTCTTGCGAGCCCGCGTGTTTGGGCTTCAACGTGTTGAACATTAACGCGGCGTCGGTGACTTCCACGACGCCCTGGCGCCGGCCCGTGTTGTCGTCGATGCTCTCGACCTTGCCGACGCGCGTAGCGAAGGTCTGCTTGTAGAGCGCGGAGTTCATCCACTCGCGCGTGTTCTTGACGCCGTCCTTGGCTAAGCTCGCGCCGTTCGTGGCGACCATGATCTTCAAATCCGGGTCGACGCCGAGAGCCATCGCGGGGAGTAGCTCGGTTGCGTGCAGGCTCTTGCCGTGGCGCGGCGGCATCGAGATCACGACGCGCGCGTAGCCGCCCCGCTCGCCCTTGTAGCGGACGAAGCGGAGCAGACCCTCCAGCGCTTCGGCGATCTGCACGTGATACCAGTGCAGGCGCCGGTCGTACTTGGGCACGACCAGCTTGCCGAGCGCGACGATCGAGCGACGGGCTTGGGCTTGGCGAGCGGCGTGGAGCGAGGCGAACATGTCAACGCAGTTGTTCGAGACACCAGTGATAGGACATCACCGCTTGTTCAACGACGACCGTATCCCCAAGACTTCCGACGCGCTCTCGTCGTCGACGTGCGTCCAATCCGCGGGGAGACCCAAGAGACGCTCGATGAAGACCGGGTTCAACACCATCGAAGCCTTGCCCGGCCCGACTTGTTGGTTGTGGTAAAGCAGCATTGCATCGGTGAGTGTCGGGTACTGATGATAACGCATTTCGCCGTAACCAAGCTGACGCGACTCCTTCCAATCGGCCTGTTTCGGTGACGGCCAGCAGGAAGACTCGAGCACGGTTGATTTGCCCACCGACCTCGGTCGCGCGGCTAATCGTCCACGCAGCATCACACCCGATTTCGGCAAGTCCTTGCAAGACGGTATCAAGTCCCCTTGTCCGAAGATCGGCCACGTTTTCGATGAAGATGGCATGAGGTTGAGCTTCTTTGATTATGCGAAGATACTGAAACCACAAGCCTGAATGCTTGCCTTCAATGCCCTGTTTAGAGCCGAGCGGAGAGATGTCTCGGCAAGGGAACCCTCCGCACAGGACATCAAATTGTCCAGGTGTTGCGTTGTACGAACAGACGTCATCATGTCGCTGCACGTTGGGCCAGTGCTTGGCAAGCACTGCGCGACGGTACGGCACCGCTTCGACTTGTGTGACTGTACGCCCTCCGGTGACGATCTCGACTGCACGGTCGAGCGCGCCTATGCCAGAGAACAGCGAGAGGATGCGGGGTTGAGTCATAATTCACTCTCCAGCGCAGACGACGAACAGATCGTAGCCGGCCGGGCGCAAGCTCTGCCCCGTCATGGAGTCGTGCAAGAGCGCTGCGCGAACGGTCTCGATTTTGGCCGAGCCGCGGTAGACAACGCGGATGCTCCGCAGCTTCGCGTCAACGGCGACAACGGACGTGCGGACGCCGGGCACGGCAGTCAGGGCGAAGCGAATGGCGTCGCCAAATCGATGTGCGTCGTGGGGTTGCAGCTGCGGCGGTTGTGCAGGCGCGGTGTTGCTGGTGAAGCGCAGGTTCGCAAGCTGCTCGCGGACGTGCGGCATCGGGTCATTGGCGAGCGCGTGCAGTTCGTTGCCAAGGCCCGGAAACAAGATCGCTTCGCCGCCGCGCTCTCGGAACGCCGCGCAGTTCTTCGGCGAGTCGTCGATCAGCAGCGCGCCGGGGCGACCGTGTCGGCCCTTGCATCCGCGCCCGATCCAATGGTCGACGCCGGGGAAGTGCTCGGCGATCCACTGTGCCTTGCCGGCGTAGCTGCTCCAGTGCTTGGATGCCGAGGTGAGCAGCGTCGTTGGGGCGAGCGATTCACAGAGCGAGACCAGTTCACGCGCCCACGGGTAGGGTTCGATCCAGGCCCAGAACGCGGGGCCTTCGGCGTGGACGAGCGCCCAACCCTCGGCTTCGGTGATCGGCAACACCGAGAACACGTCCCACGTGCGGGGGTCCTGCTCGGCCCACGCGGCGGCAAGGCGTTCACGGGTCCAACCGGGCAGCGCGACGCAGTACAAGAGCGCGCCGAGCCAGTCGGCGAGCACTTCGTCAACGTCGACGTAGATGGTCGTGGTGAGCGGATGACGAAGCCAGGCTTCTTTGCGCAAGAGCTCCCGATCGTCATCACGCACGACCGTGCCCACGCCGATGCAAGCGGGCGCGTACTTCGGGTGACGGGCAACGAGCTCGCGGTCGGGCGAGTCGTAGCCGCGATACTCAACGTGCTCGACGGTCCAGCCGGGCGGCATGCCTTCGACGGTGATAGGTGTTCGACGTTCGTGACTCACTCGTCTCCCTCACAGATCCAAGCGTCCAAAATCAGGCGGTCGTTGATCCACGTGTCGAAGTCCGCGGCGGTCGGCAGCGTGCCGTCGTTGAACTTGTCGAACACGATGCGTTTACCGACGCGGTACCACGCGCCTTCGGGCAGGTTGCCCGAGGTCGCGGCTTCGTCCAGATCGTCTACGAGCGCGTCGAACGACTCGAATTCGCCGAGGCTCAGCGCGTCGCGGTCGAATGCGATCTCGCTCGGCCGCAGTTGTCGGCAACGACGGACCAGGTCGACCCGCTCGGCAAGACCCAAAGCCTCGCCGTGCGTCCGAAACGGTCCGAGGTACTGAACCTCGGCGTCAGTTCGATCGCCGCGGTCGACACAGTACAAGGGATAGGCAAACGTTTTGATGGCAGCCACAAGCGTCTCGGTCGACTGGTCGACAAGCGCGACGCTACGATGCTCGTCAAGCACAAGCCTGCCGGAGTCGTCGACACTGTACGGCGTCAATTTGGTGAACGTCACGGCGTCAGACATCGCGCACCTTTTTGAGCAAGTCGCCGATATCCGCCGTGTCGGTCGTGCTGACGTGCGGCTTGGTTGGTCGTTCCATCTCGATCGTGGGGCCGCGCTGCTTTGCCACGGCACCGCACTTGGAGCACGTCGGCGTGGGCGGGATGACGCCGTGCCAGATTGCGGGGACAGTGACGGCTCCGCCGCACAAGGAACAGTTGCCAATGATTCGGTCGCTCATGCTCGCTTGCCTCCGTGACGATGCGGGCGGGTTTCGTTGTAGTCCATCTTCGCTTCGATCGCCGCAACGAGGTTGAGGCCGAAACCTGCCACGATCGAAGCGGCGTAGATCACGGCCTGTGTGAGTCGTTCGGTGTATTCGTCCCACGAGTCAACGCGCGCGGCCTCGGTCGCCTGGTCGATGTAGCGTCGCGTGTGCCCGAGCCACAAGATTGCGGTCACGCGCATAGCGTGTTCGTTATCTGCGGCTTGCAGTTCGACCGACGGGCGCGCTCCTTTGGCGATGGTCAGCCAGTCGCTGCGGTTGCTCAAGAACAGGCCGAGCGCTGCCGTCGTGTCGCAGATGCGAATGATGCAATCCGCGATCTCCACGGACAGCCCTTCGATCTTGCCGTCGTCACCCGCGTACATCTCCCATTCATCGTTTTCGATGCACTCGTGCGCTTCGGTCAGCTCGGTGTGCATGAGCGCGTGTTTGGCCAACACGCGATCGTGATGAATGATGTACGGCGGGCCGACGTGCAAGTTGCCATGGTTGAAACCCGGCACCGGTACACCGAGCGTGTGCACCTGCTCGCGGAGGGGGTGTTCGTGCCAGCCCTTCGCCTTGGCGGTCGCGTACGCACGTTCTTGAATCTGTTGGAGCGTGATGGTCATGGGGTCGTCTTTCGATGTGCGAGAATGTCGAACTCGCCGGGAATGGTCTTGCGGTACTGCACCCAGCCGCGAAAGTTGCCGGAGAAGTGCTCGGTCACGTCGACGCTGCTCGTCACGTGCATGCCTTTCGGCACGTACACTTCGCGCGGCATCATCGGACGACCAACATGCTGAAACGGCGAAAGATGGCCGGCCGCAAGTAGTCGATCGTGCAAGTCGATGTCGGCTTGCGGGTCGCGCACGCCGTCATGCGTCAGATAGCTGACGCGGGCGCAGCGAGCCACGGAGAGCTTGACCTGATCAGCGCGACGCACGTTGACGTCACGCTCGTCAACGAGCGGGAGATGCCACTCGCCGAACTCCAGTTTGCGCGGTGTGTGCTCTTGCATCGCGTCGCGCATCGCCTCGGCGGTGTTGCGCAGGGCCGGGTGCGCGGCGGGGTGACAGCGGAGGTTGAAAAAGTTCGACCATTCGGTCGCGGTCACGATGACCGTGTGCCAGAGGAACGGCTCCAACAAACGGTTGGTCGTCTGCTTGTGGATGCCGAGGTTGAGCAACTTTCGCGTGTGCTCCACGGCACTGTCACGCGCAGCAAGCCACTCGGCTTCGCAGCACGCGATCGTGCTCGGGTGATCGACGACACCGTGCCCTTGCATGCCGCTGCCGTTGCGGTCCCACTGTTCGGGGACGTACGGGTCGTCGATGACACGCGCGAGCATCTTCTCCACGGGGATGGCCCGACTGCTCGCGCTGTTCTTGCTGATGATGGTGTGCGTGTTCAGCTCTGCGAGCACGATGCGAGGGAGCTGAATCTCCATCGTCGTGAGCCGTACGCCGTGCGGGCTAATGGAGTCGGCGATGATTTTGGCGAGTTTGCGAGAGATCATGGTGTTCACAGTGTGATGGTTCCCGAAACGTGTGTGCTTGCGATGAGTACGCGACTGAGTGTGTCTTGCAGTGAGCCGTTGTTGTCGACAGTTGCGGTGAGCCAGCGAGAGTCGATACCTCGCTCGCTGCGATGACCGAAGAAACGCCGCCACAGTCGACGCCACCACGGCCAGGGTTTTCCACGCTGCAACAGCACGATCGTTGCGTGACGCTCAGCAAGCGGGCGAGCTTCATTGTCGAAGCGCAGGTCATCGACAACGACGTCATGACCGGCGACGAGCAACTCATCGATGCGCCGCAGCGCGATGTTGGCCCACAGGTCGGGACCGACCATGTTGCGCCCGACTTCGGTCCCCAAGAACTGCATGCAGTGACGCGGCGTGTGACCGCAGAGCAAGTCGCACGGCACTTCTTTTTGGTCGCCGTCGACTTGCGCTTCAGTGAGACCGAGCGCGCGCAGCATATCTTTGATCGGGCCGGCAAAGCGGACGCGAACGAAGCCGTGGGCAACGAGCGCTTGAGCGATCGTCGTCTTGCCACAGCCAGCCGGACCGGTGAGCGCGATCAAGCGGGGCGGTCGTGTGGTGGTGATGAACGCGTCATCGGTTAGCGAAACCTGAACACCGTTGACGGTTACGCTGATCGCTTTTGATTTCAACTGCATCACTTGCCCCATCGCTCTGTGAGTATCTTGCCAGGTGCCTTGATCTTGACGTCGGGAATCCAGAGCTGCATGCCTTCGACCATTTCGCGCTCCAACGCGGGCAGAGCTGCGGGCGCTTGCTCGATCAAGCAGTTGACCAAGAACTCGTCGTGCACGAACCCCGAAGGGCGCGTCCCGTAGAGCGGACTACTCGCGTCCCTGTACGCCGCCCGGATGATCCTGCGCAGCGCTTCTTTGGCCCCGTCGGCGGCGAGCGCCTGGAAGTATCCGTTAGCAGCCTGCGTGTAGTTGCAGTCGCCACGCAGTCGCTTGGAACGGAGCTGACGCAGCGTTGTGAGCCTATTGCCGTTTTCCTTGCACATCTGATCGATGTGATGGAAGTACAGCCGCATCTCGATCCACGTCTGCACGTACGCCTTGCGGGCGTGCTTCGCCGTGCCGAGGTCGATCGTCACGCCGTAGCCTGCTGCGTAGTCGATGAACTTGCGAGCGCCCAGCCCGCCAGGGAAGCCGAAATTGCACGCCTTCGCTAGCTGCCGATGATCGATGACGCTCTGCTCGATCGTCGTGAGCGGCTGCTTGGCTTTTTTCTTGGCCTCCGCTCGCTCGTAGATCTCGACGCACTCAGCGTAAGACATGCCGAGCAGCGTCGCCGCCATGAGCAGGTGGCAGTCGCGGTCGTCGTTGATCGCTCGCGCGAGCGTGCTCTCGTACGTCGGCGAGATTGTCGTGCGAAGGAGCTGTTCGGCGAGTTCTTTGTTCGGCCCTCGCGCGTAGTGTCGCACAAGATTCGTCAGCACGTGTGCCAGCGAGCAGAGTTCTAGCTGCGAGTAGTCGGCAACGAGGAACGCCCAGCCAGGGTCAGGAACGAGACACCCGCGAACGTGCAGGTGCGAGGGCTTGTCGTAATCGCGTGGCAGCTGCTGCACGTTCGGTCGGCGCGAGCTCGTGCGGCCCGTGTCAACGAGCGTCTGATAGGTCGTGCGGATGCGTCGGTCCGTGTCCAGGTAGTCCAGGAACGACGAGATGATCTTGCTCGCTTTGCTGCGCACCGCGTAGGCGTTGAGTGCCGGCTGCTTGCTCTCCGCGAGCCAGCGATCGAAGTCGGCCTCGCTGCCCTCCGCCATGGCGACCGCGTCCGCCGGCAGCCTGAGCTTGCCGCCCGTCACGATGATTGCTCCGCGGACGGTCTTAGCCGCCGTGGAACAGAACTCGCGGCGCTGCTCGGGCGTGGGGTCGGGAATCTCCTCCGCCTTCTTTTTGCTCAGCGGGGCGTCGTCGCCGAGGATCGTGTAGACCATGTCCGCGACCACGCGCTTTTTGATCGTGCGGGGGTGCGAGACTTCGACGAGCCCGGCTTCGATCAGCACGGGCAAGCACTCGTCGGCGATGGCGAGAAGACGGGCGTATTCGGGCGGGGCGAGAGCGGCTTGCTCGGCGGTGAGACCCTCGGCTTTCAACAGCTTCGCGGCCGCGCTCTCGGCTTCCTTGCGGAGCAGATGAGCAGCGAGGGCCGGGGCGCCGGACGACGCGAGCGCTTGCGCGATGGCGTACGTGAGCGGTACCGCCCGATCGGGGTGCGTTTCCAGGTTGACGTTGACCAGATCGGCGAGCGTGACGACGTGGCCGCCGAGCTTAGCGATCGCGGCCTTGACTGTTTCGGCGTCGGTCGCCGTCGCGTCGCGTCGCTCGGCTTCGTCGGCGGGTGCGGGTGCGTTCTTGCGGGAGTTGGTGATGGGGGGGCTTCCCGCAAACGCGTCGTACATGAGCGACTGCAAGCGCTTGCGCTTCGCCGTCTCCACGCCTCCGGGCACGTGCAGGATGCCCGCGTCGATCAGCGTGCGATCGCAGTGGGCGATCACCGTCTCGTAGCGCGCGCGGATGTTGCGGGCGCGCTCGCGGTCGGCTTTCCAACCGGGGATGCTCAGCACGTGCAGGCCCCACGACGACGCGATCTGTCGGGTGTCGTCGGGGATGCGCTTGGACTGCCAGCGCTTGCACTGCCAGTCGTACACGCGCCACGGCAAGCGAGCGTCATCCAGCGCGTAGTCGACTGCTTCGCGGGGCCACGCGCTCACGTCTTCGCCGTAGCGCTCGAGCAGCATGCCGAACAACACGCGGTAAGGCGTGCGCGCGAGCACGTCGTCGGGCCACTCGGAGTACGGCACGGCCGCGCGGAGCAGCGCTTGCGCTTCGTCGGGGATGTCCTTCGCATCGCTGCGGTCTTCGCCGAATAGCGCTTTGGCGATCGAGCCGAGTCGGACGTCGGCCTTGTGCGGCCCGAAGCGGATGTGCGTGAGGCGCTGGCGAATCTCGGTGTCGATCACTCGGCAGCGCGCTCGCAAGCCGTCGCCGGGGAAGCGCGGGTCGTAGATCAGATCGTACAGGCGGTGCGCCTGCTCCCACGCCCAACCCTGGCCCGGCACGCAGTCGCGGCCCTCAGCCCGACGGTAGGTCTCTTGCGCGAGCACAGCCACGTCGTTGTAGAGCGAGTGCCCGAGGAACGTGACGGACGGATCGTTGACCCACTCGGACCAAAGCTCCACAGCCTTCGCGGGCCCGGCGATCGCGGCGTGGTCGGGCCCGAACGAGTAGGTCATGCACGCGAGCCGAGCGACGCCGAGATCGGTGTAGCGGGCGTCATATTCGGTGTCGATGCAGACGATCGTCATGACGTCACTCGGCGTCGGCGATTTCGGACGCGTGAATCAACCGGACGGCCTCTTGTCGTTGCAACTCGGCGCGCCGTCGCAACGACGCGCGTAGACGGAAGCGCCACCACGGCAGCGCGTCGATTTGGTCGCACAAGACTTGCCAGGTCGCGGTGGCCTGCTCGGCAGCGAGCAACAGACGCCCGGCGTGACCGGTGTAGATGCTAGTAGGCTGAGGCATGGTGAGGTCACTTCCCGAACGTCGTGATCACGGAGTGCACACGATCGTGAACGGCGGTTTGCAATAGGCGTTGACCGAGCACGCGGCTTCCAGCGCCGCAGTGATGCGCTTGCGAGGGTCCCGCCAAATCCCGGCGGTTGTGTGCAGCGAGCCCATCGCCAGTTCGCGGCCGCAGCCACGCGCTGCGAAGTCGGCAAACTCCTCCACGGCATAGTAGCTGTCCATGGTGAATAGCCGGTCTTCGTAGCCGATCAAGAGCACCGGTCCGAGCTCTTGTCCGGTTGTCACCTTCTCATCAAAGCCCGAATCCTTGCGAGCTTGTCGGAGAGCGTCAGCGAAGTCGATGCACAGGTAACGCAGCACGTCGGTGCTGTCGTTCATGTTCGGCAGCGTGACGCGGTGTTGGATGATTTGTTGCTCGCGCAGCGCCCCGGTGCAGGCGAACACGAAGTCGCCTTGCTGCCAGACCTTCGGTTGAGTGGACGCGGCGACAACATCGCCATTGGTCGTGGCCGAGTCAGCGCCTACCCACGTGCGCCCGTTGTGCACGACGCCGACGAGCACGGTCACGCGTCGGCCTGCTTTCGGTTGCGCGGCAACCCGGCAAGCTGCCGCATGAGACGGCGCAGCGACTTGGCGACACGGTGACCGGTGCGAATGGCCACAATCACCGTGACGTCGTCGAAGCGAAAACAGTTGGCGGCCACGGTCACGCCGTCGTCCTTGCCTCCGTAGCGCAGCGAGCAGTCACCGTACCGCTCGACGAGGTCCTGCGCGCGGTCCAGCGCGACGATCAGGTCATCGGACGCGTTGGTCTGGACCGAGTCGGCGCGGATCAGCCGAGCACCGAGCACGCCGTCGATGGATGTGATTTTGTCGATCGTGATTGAGCTAGCCATTCTAACTACCTTGGATGCTCCGAAGACGGATTTGAACCGCCGACCTCTGCGGCGACTTATGAGCGGGCACTTCACCCTGTGCGGATTTGCACCGCCACTCTGCGACCATACAGCGCTCTAACCTGACTGAGCTATTCGGAACGGGTGCCGGTCTATCCCGGCTGTCAGGCTCACGCCTTGCGGTAGGTCGTGCTGCTGCGGTTGCCCTCGCGGATGACCACCGAGCCGAGCCCGTCGATCGCCGTGCGGATCTT